TGGAGCAGTACCTAACCGACGACCGCAATGTCCCAGCGGAACGGCTGAATGACACGGAGTGGTTGGAGGCAGATGAGGACGCAGAGCAGTACTGCCTGCGTGAAGAGTTGGAACATGACTTCGGCTTCGGTGCAACCCGCTGGCTTGCAGAGCTTTGATGCTCCGTCGGGCACACGCCCGGCAGAAAGAAGGTATATATGGAAACTATTACTGTCGGTCTTATTAAGGGGCGTCATGAGATGCCCTGTGCGGAGTACATCTTCGAGGGGGATGTCAATCCTCTCGACTTCGAGGCGATGAGGGAAACAATCCGCACGTTCCTTCTGGAACGCGTCGGAATCGGCACGTCCTGCGATGGACCAGCGCCAAACGTCGCCAACCGCCATAGCGACATTCAGGTGTTCCTCCGGCTTCAGGCGTTCGTTGGACTGCGGAAACTGGTGGTGTATGTCACCGGGCTAACCGCCTGCACGGCGGCGCTTGTGGCGGAGTGCGCGCGCACCGGGGTAGATTTAACCCTGATGCACTTTGACCGTGACAGCGGGCAGTACGTCCAGCAGCACGTCTGGGGATAATACTCGGACGTTTCCAAATCAAGAAAGGATGTAGGACATGGATAGCTATTACATTCACAACCGCGAAACCGGCAAGCTGGAGCTGCATTTCGATAAGTCGGAATACGACGCCCTGACGGACGAACAGCGTTCTGAAATCAAGAGCGCGTTCCTCTGGGGTCGCCGTTCCGGGTGCTGGAGCAGCCGCGCGAAAGAGCCGAATCTGTGGCGTGCGGAACGTGTGGCGCAGTCCATCGGATTGGGTGACGGTGGCGAGCAGGGCGAACGCCTGAGTTTTGCCGAACGGCAGGAACGCAAGGCAGAACGCGCCGAACAACGTGCCGAACGTTTTGAAATTAAGGCGGATGCCGAAGAAAAGCGCGGTGAAGCGCTGCAAGCACCCATCAACCGCGTTCATGGCGACATTGCATTCTTTACGCAACCCAACATCAACACCACCGCAGGTCGCGCGTTCACGCGCCAGCGCGAAAAGATGTTGGATGCGTTCCGAAAGGGCTTTGACGCGTTTAACAAGTCCGACTATTACCGCCAGCGCGCACAGGCTGCACAGCGGACTGCGGAGCGTGTGGAACTCAAAGACCGCGCGTTTCTGAATCGCCGCATAGAAGAATGCGAAGCGTCGATTCGCAAGTTTAAGCGCAACATCGACATGTGCGAACTGTACTCAAAGACTTCTCCAGAAAAGGCGGAAGGATATGCCAAACAAATCGACTACTGGGCGGAACGCATCGAAATCGAACTGGACAAACTGGGCTACTATCAGGACGCAATGGACGCGCTGGGCGGCGTACAGTATAGTCGAGAGAACGTGAAGCCGGGTTACATCGTCCGCATCGGACGGTACAAGAACCATCCGATGAAGGTGCTTTCCTGCAGTCCGAAGAACTTCACGGGCATGGCTGGGGATGGGCTGGCTTTGAAATATCCCTACGCAGAAATCACGAAAATCGTCCGCGCAGAGGAAGAAAAGCTGGAAGATACCGTGCAGCCCTTCAAGATTGGCGAAACCTTCAACGTCCGCGGCGAGACGTACAACATTTGATTCCGTTGAGCAGATGGCGGCATGGGAGGAAACCCGCAACTTCTCCGCGTGCATTACCGGGGTTTTGGTGCTGGACGACGCGGATAAAAAAAATAAAACTGAGAGGAACAAAAAATGTTAAAAAAAGATGGGAATAGAATCGTCAAAAACATCATTGTGACGCGCGAACAGGATGCTCAGATTAAAGAGATTGGGCGGCAAATCGGGCTGAGTGATTCGGCGGTTATCCGCCTTGCTGTGTCGCAGTGGCTTGCGGAAAGAACGCAAAAAACTTGCGAAAAATCTTGAAAAGATGTTGACAAGTTGCGCAACATGTGATATAATACATAGTGTCAAGGGGCGGTGCAAAAAAAATAAAGCCCCGGACAGAAAGAGGTAAGCATTATGAAAAAGGTTATTGTTAACGAGAACACCGAAATCTACGAGTTCTGTGGCTCTGAAGAAGGTCGCACCTACACGCTGTATGTCGGGGTTGAACCCGTCTACGGCGAGTGGATTCTCACGACGGAAGGGAATCCTGTCGCGCTGAATGACCTTGAAGAGGATGGTAGCAAATGGGCAGAAGAGACCATCGCTAAAATCGAAGCGATTATCGGCGACCCCAGAACCCCTTGGAAGGAATGCAACGAAAGCGACACCGAGTATATCGACGATACGCTGGAGATGTGGGGTGTGGGGGATTAAATGAGACGTTGCGAGACATGTGGGAAACCATTATCCGGGCAGCAGGAGTACTTCTGCTGCCCGAAATGTGCTGTTGAGATGAAAAAGAGAGAGTCGAAAGAAGCAAATGCCTTATTAGGGAAAGGGTATTTTAATATACACGAAACAATAAAGGAGAAGGTCTGCGAGGATTGCGGCGCAAAATACATGGGTTATCCGCGCTCAAAGCGTTGTCCGACTTGCAACGTGGCGGCGAAGAAAAAAAGAAAAAAAGAGTATGAAGAACGAACGAAAAATGGGAAAAGTCGTGTAATCGGCGGAACTGCCTACTGCGAGATTTGCGGGAAACCGTATATTATAAACGGCGGGCTGCAGGTAATGTGTGCAGATTGTGCGGCAGAGCAAACGCGCAAGCGTGCGCTGGATTACTATAAAAGGAATGCAGAGGAGGCAAAACAGAGGAAGAAAGAATCGTATAATGAGACGCAAAAGAAGATGGCGGAAATACGCATTCGTTTATGCCCAACTTGCGGGAAGATATTTACGCCCAATAAAGCGCACAGAGTATATTGTTCCGATGCTTGCGCGGATGCAAAGGCGCTTAAAGCCTCTAATCTGCCAGCAAAGAAGCAACACGGTTCGCTTGAAAAGCCGAGAAAGTATCGAAAAGAGAAAACAGAAGCAAGCAAGGCGCGAATTGCAGCAGGATTTACTGTTGCACGGCTATCGGAAATCGTGCATTTATCCGAAAGAACAATACGAAATTACGAAAATGGGAAGAAGGTTTCTGACGAAAGTCGTGCGGCAATAGACGAGGTGTTAAAAATAAACAAAAAATAGCATCCTGCAATAAAGTTAATACAAGGAGAACACCATGCCGGAAAAGCAAAAGGAACAGCTTATTTCGCAATCGGCAGTTCTGTCCATGGGCTTCACAAAGTCCATGATAGACAAGCTGCTGCCGCCGCCTATCCTTAAGCGGAATCCACATTATGCGTCCTCCGCGCCCATGAAGCTGTGGCGCGAGGATGATGTGCGTTCCGTCATGGAGACGCAGGAGTTCCATGCGATGGCGGCAAAAGCAGCCGCGCGGAAAGCGGCATCCGCAAAAGCCGTCGAAACGAAACGCAAGAATGCCGAAGCCATTGCCGATGACCTCATTGCTTCCATCCACGTTACGCGCTGGGATATGCCCATTCTGGAAGAGGCGACGCTGAACGCAAAGCAAGAATGGTATTTGGAGCATGGCAATGTGGATATATTGTCCCCGAACACCGAGACGCTGGAACGCTGGATGGTTAATTTCATCCGCCATAACCTCTGCGAATATGATGACAAATTAATTAACCTTTTCGGGCTTGTCGGCAAGGAAGAGCTGTACCATCGCCTAAAAACCGAAACCCTTGCGAAAATCGCGGGGGTGTATCCGGAACTTGACGTTGAGTGCAAGCGTCAGGCGCAAGAATAGTGCACAACAAAAAAAGACCGGGACATTACGTCCCGGCTTTCTTTGTATTCCGCTTTGGTAAAATCTCGGAGTATTTCTGCGCTTCGTCGTACTTGGTTTTCAGCGTGTGTATAATATAGTCAATCTTGCGAATGCTCATATTGTACTGTATTGATTGCTTTGTGCGTGTCCAGCCCTTCGCCCGCGACCTGATAATCAGTTCTTCTTCCTCTGACAAACAGGCTTCATCCACAAAAGCATCCACAACCGCTTTTGTCCATACGACTTCGCGGCTCATGCGTTACTCCTTCGGTTTATCCTTTCCATCGGCGACCGCAGCCGCGTCCGTCATACCCTCGCCGATGATGTAGGCGATAACCGTAGCACCCGCCATGATGATGCTGCCGACCTGTGTTGCGGTTTCATCCGCCACGCCGAACGCCATAATCAGCATGGTTACAAAGGATACAACTGCCGCCCAGAACTTGCGGCTTGTCAGTTTGCGCTTCAAATTCTCACTCATTTTGCATTTCCTCCCTTTAGGGCATTGCCCCTCAACCAATTATCAATTTCCCTGCTTGCCGCCGTCATTTCGTCGGCGTTTCCGTTGTGTAACTCATGCTCCAAAAGTGCCTGTACTCCGGCGCACGTTACCATCAGTCCGTCACGCAAGCCGCCGATGCGCTCTTCGTGCCCATCAAGGCGGCGCTTGTCTGTGTCCAGCTTGCGATTGATGTCAGCGACGCTGGATGCAAG